CCTCACTGTACCTAAACAGATGTGTACCAGCTCTACAAACCAGAAAATCACCCTACATCTAAACAAAAATGGGATAAAAAACTGGTCGTAGACCTGTGTACAATGAGACGGTCTGACTCTTAAAGTTGTAACCTACATCTAGCGCAATCCGCACTAGTTCAGTTAAAAGCTAGAAGAGCAGATTACGCTCATGATAGATATTCTCTACCACACGTGACGGCCACCATCACGATTACCTATATGAACACCATCGAACATATAGTTATTTTACTCATAATTACAATACATAATTTAATTAGAGGGACCTTGGGAAATGAGTTTCTAAAAACCCAAGGTTTCTTGTCACCGTCTACCTACCTCTACGACGATTCTGTCACAGAGTAATTGTAGATAATGGGCGCACCGGACCAGAAGAACAAAGAAAAGTCTTCACCGGTGGCGACATATTCTTCAAAAATGGTGGACTGAGCAGTTACATTCGCTCCAGCTCCAGCTTGATATGCAGTAACGCCATGCTGATAATTATTGCCTGGCAAATCATCGGCTTGAATAAGTCTCGTAGATCGGAAACGAGCATCCTGATAGAAGGGGAACTCTACCTCAATGGTGTTATTAATACCAATATTAGTAGTAGTACTTCCGGCCAGGGTAAACTGATTCCAATTCTTAGAGAGCGTTTTCTCCAGATTCTGATTTGTTGTGGCAAGTGGCTTGTCAACATTGACGATGTTCTGCGAACCAAAGTTATAGTTACTAACATATGGCTGTAACAGAACAGGTTTATCATCTTCATGATACACGAACTTTCTTCGGATACTACCTCTCCATCCTGCATAGCACGGGGCCATGAAATTGAGAGGCGTTGTCTGAATAACGTTCAATTTGGTCGTTCCATCGACCTCAGAGGTATGAATTCCTTGCGGATCCCACCCGGAATAGAGAGGAAAGATCTTTCTCACATACCGAGTGAACCGATAGGTATCCGTAGTCTCTGGGGGACTGGGAATAGTAGTACCAATTTTAATGTATCGTTTAAAGATGTCACGCAAAGACACTGGAACATCTCCATAGAATACTTCGAATGTGTGATCAGCCGGAGCACCTTCTTCTGCAATTGTCTGCAGTTTGGTGGCGCCCATTGGCATATCACTGCTACTACCCTGCATACCAGACTGGGAGATAAGGATTCCAGGATTGTCCTGTCCATTATCATGTTCTTGAAAGACTGGTGTCTGCTGAGGGAAGTAGTGCAAATTACGAAGTTTATCTGCAGAGGGGTACGCAAACTTAGCGTCATCACACATACTGACGAAAACATTGACTGTGATATCAGAATCCACAGAGGGACTCACTAGAGAGTTGAGAACATTCAACTCAAGCACGCCGTTAAATCGCTGTAGACTATCGGTTGTCAAGCGAGTGGTTCCATAATTAGTAACATTCTCTTTCATCTGGGGACCACACTCAAGGAAGGGATCAGACTGACCCCAACCCACGACAATCTCGAAATCATCTTCAGCAGAGATATCAATTACGCGCGAGTAATTCTCATTATACTCAATGTTGGCGCTATGACTGCGAGGATCGTACCTCACAAGCATCTTACCCTTATGATACTGGGATTTGACAATCTGGAAGCGGAACTTAATGCTTCCTTGCCAGTCCCTAAACATTTGGGCGAGCATAGACATAGGAGTTGGATGGCATTCTGTGTTATTGATGCCGAAAAGATTGGGCGTAACATACGAATTCCACAGAATCGCGTCCACTGCGTCACTCGTCTGCCAAGTGAAGCTAGTAAGATATGATTCGCGGCACGCAATGTCCGTAATTCCCATCTGATCGACTCCATCCAAACCAACAGTTCTAGAATCAATGGTCAATTCCTGCTTAGAATCCAGCGTAAGCTTATGGACAGCATCAGCAGCGTCCACATTAGCGAGATTGCCAGTAGGATTAGGCTTAAAAGGCTCAATATCAGTAAGCACTGCAGGACGACTAAATCCGAAAATCGCAGCAACTTTCCCGATTCTGTCAGCCACCATGCTGGTCGCTCTCGCATACGGAGCAATCATGGGTATCTGTTCCAATACCCCAGCAGCTTTGGCGATGACAGCAGCGGGCTTAGAAATGATGCCTTGGCCATATTCGTCACCACTATTAAGTTGGTTAGTGTTGCCCTTGCCTTTCGTGCGCTTTGAGTTGTTACCATTACCTTGCTTACCGGCCTGCGATACGAGAACTAAGTTCTGTTGCATTGTAGTAGGATCGGTAATACTAGTAGGCATAGTAAGTACAACATCAGAAGCCCAAAGATAGACAGTGACTGTGACAGGATCATCTCCTCCGTTCGCATGGAGGAGGTTACCCAATGACTTGATGCTGACTTCACCCATAGAAGCGGCGTCCGCTTTGGACAGGGAGAGATAGTTGTCATACCAGAAGAACGGCATGCACATCTCTCCACCTTCATTGGTGGTTGGGTTAAGCCAGAAGTGAGGGCGCTGCGAAGCACCAATCACATCAACATCAAGAAAGTTACGTGTCACGGTAACTTCATCGAGTCCACTAAGAGGATTGTATGATACAATGGCACGCCCATAGTGGAAAGGCGTACCAGAAATGACTACTTTCATGTGCAACTTGTAGCGCAAGAGTTCGTAGTTGCCAAGCTTATCATTAACCGCGTCATTCAACTGGAATGTAGACCACGGATTAAAGCTAGTAAACAAAGGCTGGCCAACGACCCAGGAAGTCTGCAACGCCCTAATCGGACGCTCCAAGAAATTCCCAAGACCGGTGTCGCCTGCGGCAACTGTGTCACGAGTTTCATCGTACTCAGAGTGCACATTAGTCAGCCATCCAGCATCTTCATCAGCGAAGGCAGTGATTTGCTCAGTCGAGCGCGGAGGAGGTTCCTCAACACTTAGACCAGGCTCACCATCACCATTAGCTGATTCCATGCCAGATTGCGACGTAAAGATTTCGTCATCATCCACCAATTGTGCGATGTTCTTCTCAAGGACTCTGATCTTATTCTGGAGCTTGTAACAATGGTTGTACTTACGCGTAAGTGAATGCGCAAGCCTCTTGTTCTTCTCCTGAAGATCCCTGACTTCCTTCTGAAGTTCATCGAAAGACTGGTAAGTCTCACTTCTTGGTAGGGGCGCAAAAAAGTCTCTGATGCCTTTTTGCGAAAATTTCGACTGTTCTGGTACAGTCGACAAACCATCAAAATTATAAGTATCGGTAGCAATATTTACAAAATCATTGTGCGCAGGTGCAAACTGACACACACGAGTGGTAACTTTTTCTCCTAGGACAATAGGAGGAGAACTAAAAAGCCTCAGGGCTCGGGTCCCTAGTCCTTACATTAACAGCCTGTCATATTCTTTATTGGCAATTCACCTCCAAATAAGAATACCGTTATGTTTCTGCAATGCAGCTGTTTTAAACTTTATTACCGACAGCATCGGTAAGTAACGACTACTTTAATTCCTCGTTACGGGAATGAATGCGTTTTATGCCCGCACCCAAGGCAGAGTTACGCACCTAGGCGTACAGGACGGGATACTTATTTTTAAAACGCAAAATTTGCTCGTCGTAAGTCTTAAGTTCGCCAACATAGCCAGATAGGCCAGCAAGGCGAGCGACTTCATTGAGCTGTTCACGCTTAGCGTCGTAGATCTCACGACCATATTCAAAGTACTCGTCCATCGCACCAATAATGCCCTCAGCGGAGTGTTGTTCCTCCGTAAGTGCTTTAGACTCAAGGTGCGCATGTAACTGCTTCGAAATGGAACTTTCATCCAGCGCAGCACGATAGATCTGAAGCTCATCATCCCAAATAGCATCTCGCTTAAGGAATCCAGCTTCCGATCCATGGATGAAAGGTACAGATTCAGCCTCCTTATCGGCCATGGTATATACAATGCCAGCCTCAGCGAGCACGGCAGCGACGCGAGTATGGTTATACGCATCGTAACCGGGCTTCACAGACATGATATTGTCATCACCATAAGTCATAAGAGAGACCACCTGATTAAACGGTGGGACCCTCCACCACTTCTCAGTCTTAGCAATCTCGTAATAGCAGTAACGCATGTACAACGAATTCACGATAGAATTGATAACAACTGTGAGTGGATGACCGGACGGATTAGAGCCGAAGAACTGTACCAAAGTTCCAAAATAGTCATAAGTAGGATTGGTAATCTCAGTGGCGATGCCACGCATGATGGTAAGGTCATCCTCATCGTAATTGCCAGATTTCTCCGCAATGTTGATAAGAATCTTAAAACCAGCCAACATAAAGCGTGGAGACATACGTCCATCAAAAGACTTGTAATCTCCTGCGACTACTCGATCAATGCCAAAGCGGTAGATGTGTTTCATCAAGTCCGTCCACTCCGGCGACGTGGGGTTAATAGTAACAGCACACTCAAACAACTCCTTATTATTCTGCATGAGAGCGGAAAGAGTGAGAAAATACTTGCGAACCAACAGTGTGGCAGCAATGTTACATCCCGCAAAAACTCGAACTTTGGTCTTAGTCGTCTTAGTGGGTTCATCCTTGAGATTTCCCTTAAAGACCAAATTAACACGCTTGCCTTGCAACAATTCGTGCTCCAAACGTCCAAGCTCGGACACAATCAAGGGATCGATATCCCTCGGGCAGGAAACACCCTCCACGAAACGATCAGACAGTTCTACGAACTGTTCCTTAGTTCCACGGAAAGGAAAGCCAGCAGATGTCGTAAACTGCATGGCATTAATTCCTTGAACTCCATCGATGCCTGCCAAATTGGCATCGAGGTCGAGAACTCCAACTGACTTCAGCATCTCATCAGTCAAGCCTCGGAATACACTGGTCTGATAATCGATAACAGCACGCTCAACAGAATCTCCTTGAAACTTGTAAGCGGTATCGACTTTACCAGCAATATCTACTTCCTTATGTTTCCTCGAAGCCATCTCATGTGGCTTGTCATGAAGGCGGGGCATGCCCATAACCTTCTCAACAATCGGGGAAATCATGCTGACAACAACACTAGATGAAGGAGTGCCACGAGGTTGATCATGGCCTCCAAAAATCTTGCACTTAGCGTCGGAGGGAAGTTCATTCGTAACGCACTTCTCATGGGGTGCCGAAAGGGGAAACTTAATTCCACAAATCTCGGTATCCATAGGAACTGCCGAATGGGAAGCTAAAATGGAAGGACGCTTATTGAGGTTAGCAATGCCATCAATAAGCTGCTGCTTGGTAACAAAACCTGCACAGCCAAAAGAATCCTTTCCACCGAGGTGAAAACCACCAATGAATGGAGTACCATCGCTAGATTTTGCGACGATGGTAGCCATACACAGGCCATTAAAGGTACGGCCTGGGAACGAATACGTAAGCGACTCAAACGTACCGCCCTTAGTAGTTCTGCTCTTGTCTCGGTTCAAGAGCATGGGAGGGAAGGTCTTAACCTTTCCAGAATCATTATACAACATGGTGCCATCAAAAGACTTTCCACGTGCAATATCATCCGGAAAATAAGCAAGAATATCCTTCTGATCTCCCATCTCAGGAAGGTACCACAAACTCAAATCTGTGCCCGGAATCCGTAAACAGGACTCTGGCTGCAGGTAGATATGCTTGGGACAGGCACCATCCTTCACGAGGCGCGCAGGAGTGGTATCCTTAGGAACGACATGGGAAGGGATCAACAGAATGCAACTTTTAACAGGAACTGCGTTGCAAAATTCTGCCTCACCTTCTTCACCGATCAACAAAAGATACTGACGCCTGCGAAGGCTGTTAGTCAACTTCTCGGTGCTAGAAGTGCGCATTTGGTGATCCATCTCGGGATTCACCATGTAGCGCTCAGCACGCTGAGTCTTAACAGCATCGCCCCACCACGGCTGATCCTCTGGCTTATCAGACTTTTCAAACACTGTAGTCTTCAAAGGAGTAGCACCGTGGGAGGTAGGAATCTCCTTCCACTTCTTGAACAACTTAACAACAATAGCCAAGGTAGACAGACCACCAATCGCCGACAAAAACTGCATGCGGCGAGCAAATGGCAATTCAAAGAAGTACTTGGAAGGACGAGGGAGAGAAGTAAAACGGATAATAAGCGAACGACGCTTCAAGTAAACGCGGATGGCAAGATACGCCAAGAAACCGAGGAGTCCAATCAACAACATGGACAAACCACGGAAACCAGCTACAAGCTCATTCCACAAACAAAAAGCGGCATAAACAGCAAAATAATATCCGAGCGATGCAAGCAACTCAATCAACGAAGAACGACAATAAGCAAGAAGAAGCATGTGACCATATTTAGTCTGGAAGAACGCGGCTAAGCGCTGTTCCAGCCAAGAAATCACAATTTCTTCAACTTCAACAATCTTGTCAGAAACTTCGGAGAGTCCACTAAACATCTGGGATTCAAACTCAACGGGCAAGCCGTTCTCTCCAAGTTCGATATCCTCAAGAGCACGTTGCGTCTCAACAAACTGCTTCTGCTGCTGGAAATGTGCAGCAGAATGAACAGCAAGGAATCGCAAAAGTGTCTCCAGGCGAACCTGCTTGAGGGGCTGGCCCTCAAACGAAATCACCTCGTATCCAACACCAACACCATGAACACCAGGCTGAGCCCTGGCCTCCTCGACTGTAAAAAGAGCATAGTCAGGAAAGCCTTGTCCAGCAAAGTCCTTAGCAACCTTCTGCTTGTCCATAAGACCATCACTACCCTTATACTCCTCGCGGAGTTCCTGGGTAATAGTGACGTCAAAACGACGAGCAATAGAAAGCGGTTCATTAGTGTAGGCATGCGCCTTAAGGTCCTTAACGTTAGTCGTAGCAAGCACAACATTAGGCTCGATCATAACGTTACCCTTCAACTCCAGGTTGGGGTTGAGGGCAGACATAGGAGCATTATTGATGAATTGGATAACTTTCATCAAAGGGTTTTCGATGGTCTTATCTACTGTGCCGTTGCACAGATCGTCAAAGATTACACCACCGTGATGAGTACGATATTCCGACTGAAATTTGTCGAATTCGTTAAGAGTGACGATACTCCGGGGAGAGCTATCAAAGCCATTTGACTTCAAAA